GTACACGATCACGATGTTCTCGACGGCCTCGAGCTGCTCCCGCCACTCGTCGGGGAACGCACCTGCGCCGGCGCTCGCTGCCACCGCCGGCGAGAACCCAAGCTGCTCCAGGCTGATCGCGTCGATCTCGGCCTCGCACAGGTACACGTGGCTGCCCCCACCCGCGATCGCGTCGCCGTTGAACATCAGCGACGGGGCCCCCGCCGGCACGCGGCGGAAGTCCTTGGCGCCGCCGATCGACCGCTCCTTCACCAGCGCGGGCTCGCCGTCGTGGTAGTACGGGATCGTGAGCCACCGCCGATCCTTCTGGTCCGGGCCATCCTTGTGCAGCCCGAGGTGGAAGCGCTCAACCGTCTCCCTCGTGAGCCCGCGCCCCTTCAGCGGTCCGCCACACGTCGCCAGCCAATCCAGCGCTGCCGGCGTCTCCAGTAGCAGCCGGTGCCACGCCTCCGGGCCATCGGCATTGGCGAGCTTCGCCTTGGCCGTGGTCAAGCGCTGGACGTACTCAGCGGCCTTCGCCTTCTCGACCTTCCCGGGCGTGTAGCTGCCGATGTCGAGCACGTCGCCCAGCGCCTTCCTGAGCGTCCAGATGTTGAGCCCCTGGCCCTTGCCGCCGCCACCTGCACAGCCACCGCGGAAGCAGCGGAACGCCCCGCTGTCGAGGTTGAACGAGCACGCCTTGTCGCTGACGTCCCTGCTCTCGCCACCGCATAGCGGGCACACCTTCAGCCACAGTTCGCGGCCCGCCTCGAACAGCACCTCCCAACCCTTCTCGGTGACCAGCGCGCGAACGTCGTGCTCAGCGTCGAAGTGCATCGGTCACCACCCCTCGACGCGTTCGCCGGTCTTCTTGTTGACGATGTACTCGCCGTCGTCGGAAACCTTCATGCCGCGCTTGTCGAGCGATTTCCTGGCGGTGTCGATGAACCCGCGCATCCTCTCGTCGGACTTGAAGATCAGCGTGAACTTGATCGCGCTCTCGTGGTCGATGCGCTTCCTGCCATCGGAGAACGTGTCGCGCTTGCCCTCAGAGTAGCACCCGATGATGGCGAGCTTCGCCTCCATGAACTTGGCACCCTCGTTCGCACGTGCCCGGATTGCATTTTCGCGCGGCCCCTCGAACACGTTGCGATCGGTCTTGTCGAAGGTTTTGAGCCACAGGTCGAACACCTTCCGCGCCTGCTCTCTCGTCATGGAGCCACGCGACCACGCACGATGTGGAGAGGGAGCGTCGGGCTGGTCGGTCTGTGGCGTCTCACCAGCGAGCAATATATGTGTTGCTGCTGCTCCGTCGCTGCTCCCCTGCTCCCCTGCTCCCCTGCTCCCCTGCTCCCCTGCTCCTGGCGCAGAAGTGTCCTGACACTCTCCAGACAGTGTCTTGAGAGTCTCTTGATCCTCTCGCGCCGCGCGTGCCTTCGTGTCCAGACATTCGCTCGGAAGTGACTGGTACGCCCGAGACATCGCCGCGGTGTTCTTGCGCTCACGTCCAGAGCATTCGGAGCGAAGGGCGTCGGCGTACTCACGCAGAAACCAGCGCGCCTCGTCGCAGAAATCGAACGGCGGAACGGGGTGCAGCGGTGCCGCTGGGTTGTTGGGCCGCTGGTGTCGGAACCACGACGGGATGAACGCGTACATCTCGCCGTCGACGACGTAGCCGATCACTCGTCGTGCAGCGGTCAGCGTGTCGATGATTTCGCGACCACGCGCCAGCGTCATATCGTGGCACTCGAACGCGCCCGACCGAAGCGCGCCGGGCGAGAGCTTCAAGCATCCCCAGTCGTCAGCGGCGCCCCACGTCCAGATGAACGCCAACCGCGTCTCAGCATCCAACACGCCGACCTTTTGGTCACTCCAGAACTCAGGCTTCACGCTGCGGATTCTCATTCTTCGTCACCGATCCAGCCCATGGTCGAATCGGCGGCCACCAGCGCCTCTTCGTACCGCGCTGCCTCCTTCGCGTAATGCAAAAGGCACTCGGCGCAGAACGTGTTCTTGTTGATCGGAGGTGCATCGGTTTCTTCCGACGCATGGATCTCCACAACGACGCGGTGCTCAAACCCGCAATCCCAGCAAAAGAATTTCTCGGTCAGCGATGCACGCACCTTCATCCCGCACCTCCCCGCGTCCTGGACCCCTCCGTGACGCTCACCCCAGACGCACGCAAGCTCGCGTTGACCCCTGGCGGTGGGGGCTGGCCGCTCCGAAGAGAGGTCCCACCGCCAGGGGGCGCGAGTCATTGTTTTGTCGAACAGAGCAGCCAGCGCGGCCAAGATACGCCACCCCCGCGCACCCCGTCAACGCCAATCTCGCGATCGCCGTCGTGTCAGCCTGCGAGGCTTGCGCGGTCACGATCGCGGCCCCTCGTCAGCCACGTCACCAGCCACGTCGCCAGCGCCCTCTGTGGCCCCATCCCCGCCCGCCCCGATCGCCTCAGCCGCGAGCCCCTCGTTGTCACGCGCGATCGTCTCCGCGAGCGCCCGCCCCTTGCCCGTGAGCCGCCACACCAGCGCGCCGATCACCGACGCCTGCTCGTCCCACCGCGAGCGCACCAGCCCAGCCGCTTCGAGCGCTGGCAGGTGGCGACCAGGCGTCGAGCGGGCCACCGGGATGGAGCGCGCGATCGTCGCGGCGGTGGCTTCGAAGGGGAGCAGGGCGAGGGCGGTGAGGATGCGGCGGTCGGTGGCGTGCATCACAGGAGCCTTCCTTGCGGTTCGAGACATGCTGGCGACAGCCAGACCACTTCGCGCATCGCGTTGGCACGCCCGGCCCCGTCTCCCTGCGATCCATAGCCACCATGACTCTTCCAGGCCATCGCTTCCCATCCCTCCGGCACGCCGGGGCTGCCCTCGTAGCCGCAGAGCGCGATCCTGAGCAGCGGGTTGTTGCCGTTCTCGCGACACCACGCGGTTACGTCTGCCCACACGTCTGCACCGCTGGCGTCCGGCGCGTATCCGTCGTGCTGCCACTCGACGCCCGCGCCGTGGTAGGGCGGATCAAGGAACACGCCGGTCAAGCCGTGGCGGAACGTCACCGAGTCGCCCATGACGCGCGACCAGTCGCCGCAGGCAACGCGCACGTCGCGCAGGCGTGCAGACAGGCGCGTGAACCAGGCGCGGATGAACTCGGTTCGTTCGCCACCCATCCCCGGGTCGCCTACGTGCGGGAGTTGGCGGTTGATGCCCATCCCCGGGTTGCCTACGTGCGGGAGTTGGCGGTTGATGCCCATCCCCGGGTCGCCTACGTGCGGGAGTTGGCGGTTGATGCCCATCCCCGGGTCGCCTACGTGCGGGAGTTGGCTCGCGCTGTCGCGCTTCGCCCACTCGCTGCCCGTCCACTGCCACGGGCCTTCGCCTGAGCACCAGCCCCCGCCGATCCAGCAACATGCGCCGGCGATCCATAGCCCCGCCACCTCCGCATCGAACGCGCGAAAGTCACCCGCCAACGGCACGAGCCGCGCAGCCCCTTCCGTCAGCAGCCACCAATGGATCGCCTCAAGGTCGCGCTCGTTCACCGGGCGGTCTGCGTGCCGTGCCACCGCGTCGGGGTCTGCCTGCAACGCGCGAAACACGTTGCTCAGGTAGCCACTCGCGTCGTTCACTGTCTCGACGCAGCCCCGAGGCTTTCCGCCCGGTCGCGCCAGCAGGAAGGCGCCCGACCCCACGAAGGGCTCGACGAGGTTGGGCACGCCCGCGCCGATGCGCTCCCATACTTGCGGTGCGATCTTGGACTTGCCTCCAAAGTACGGCGCGGGAAACTTCAACGGCTCTGCCACAGTCACCCCCTCGTCTTGGCGATCTCGCGCATCCTCGACGCCAGCCACGTGACTCGCTCGTCGCGCTTCTTGGCACGGTACCTCGACTGCGCCTTCGCCACGTCGCCCACCAGCACGCACCGCTTGCGAGCCCGCGTGATGCCGGTGTATACCAATGCCCTAAATTGCATGAACCAGTGTGATGGATCAAGAGGAAACACGATAACGGGCGATTCTGACCCTTGTAGTTTATGCACTGTACAAGCGTACGCGAGCACCAGGTGCGCCAGGTCCTCCCGGTCGTACGCCACAACCTCGTCGTCACCGTCCGCGAACGCCACCGTGAGCCGGCTCGATTGCGGGTCCACCGAGGCCACGTAGCCCACCATGCCGTTGAAAACCATCCGCTGGTAGTCGTTCTTGGTCTGCATCACCTTGTCGCCAGGCCGGAAGGCATCGCCGTGGGCGCGCACCTCACCGACGCCGAGCTGCACGGGGTTCAGCGCCTGCTGCAGCCGGAGGTTCAGTTCGATGACCCCCGACGCGTACTTCTTCATCGGCGTGATGACCTGCACCTCGCGCACGGGGTCGAAGCCCCACACCTCGCGAGCCCGTAACACCAGGTCCTCCGTGGCGTCCGCGATCGCGTTGCTCTCCTTCAGCGCGACCACCGCGAACTCCGCACCGGGCTCGCTGTAGGGGCTGGGCCCATCAGGTCGACCGCCTGCGTTCACCGTGGCAGCCGCCAGCGAGATCGCAGAGCCCTTGCCCTGCCGGTGGATCGTCGTGAGCCTGACGACGGTGGCGAGCCCCGAGTTGATCACGTCGTCGAGGACTGAGCCAGGCATCACGCTCGGGAGCTGGTCGACGTCGCCAACCAGCACCAGCGCAGCGCCTGGCCGCATGGCCACAAGGAGCGCGCGAGCCAGCGTCAGGTCGACCATCGAGGTTTCGTCGATGATGACCACGCCCGCGCTCAGTTGGTTCCCCGCGTTGTACTCGAAGCCGTCGCCCTTGAACCCCAGCAGCCGGTGGATCGTCGTGGCGTGACGACCCGTGGCCTCGGTGGACCGCTGCGCCGCCTTGCCCGTGGGTGCACACAGCGCATACGAGATCCGCAGGTTCTCTAGCGCGCGGACGATGGCACGAGTCACGCACGATTTGCCCGTACCAGGACCTCCCGTGACCGAAAGCAGCCCGCCAGCAGTGGCAGCGAGTACCGCGGCCCGCTGCTCATCGGTCAACGTGATCCCGTCCTCAGCCTCTGCCCACGCGATCGCTTCGTTGGCCACGCCTGGCACCACCGCCCGTCGCGACTCAGCGATCTCCACCAAGCGCGTGGCAACCGTGATCTCCGTCTGGTGCGTCCTGCTCAGGTACAGCCGGCCGTCCTCGAAAACGATCGTCCCCTCGTCGAGCAGCTCCTTGAGGTACGTGCGGATCGCCACGGTCTCCACGTCGCGCGTCTTGCGCATCTTGTCGCCCAGGCGGTCGACCAGCCCCTCGGTCGGTAGGTGGGTGTGCCCTTGGCCTTCGCAGTCCTCAGTGATGTGGTACACGAGCGCGGCACGCAGCCGGCGCCGGTCGTTGGCGGGGATGCTGAGTTGGTCTGCGATCTTGTCGCAGGTCAAAAACCCCACCCCAGAGAACTCCGTCATCAAGACGTAGGGGTCCTCGGCGATCACCTCTTCGGCATTGTCGCCGTACTTCGCCACGATACGCCCGGCCAGTTTGGGCCCCACCCCTGCGGTCTGCAGGTACAGCAGGATGTCGCGGTGCTTCGTGCAGCGCGCGGCCTGATACGCCTCGACCATCTTGGGCACCAGCGAGCGCGGCAGCCCGGGAACCATTCGCAGCAGGTCGGGGCGTGCGTCGAGGATGCGCATCGCGTCGGTTCCGAAGTGGTCGACGATCATTGCAGCCCGCGTCTCGCCGATGCCCGACACTGTGGACGCCAAGAAGCGGATGAGGGGCTCGCGCTTGGTGGGGGCTTTGAACGCCACCGTCTCGGCTTTGAACTGCCGGCCGTAGGTGGGGTGGTCGACCCAGCGCCCGGTGGCCACCAGCACCTCGCCGATCTTCGCCATGCCGACCGAGCCGACCACCGAGATCGTGTCCTTCGTCGACTGCCGCGAGGTGGAGTCGGACACGTGGCCGGTGGTCACGGTGGCCACTCCCCATGCCTCGCCCTTCTTGGGCTGAAACACGTCGATGATCGTCGCTTCGAGTTGCTCTGCCACCTGGGACCCCTCCCGGTTGTCGGTTCAGCACTTTGGCCCCGCGCCGGCGTAAGACCCCGGTAGCGCGCGGGGGAAGTCGTTGATCTTGCTGGGCTCAGAACGGCAAATCGCTCGAATCGTCATGATCCTGCGCCGCCGCACCGCTGCCCGTGGGATCGGGGTTCGCGTGCCCGCCCTTCTCGCCCGCGGGCACGTCGGGGTACTTCGCCTTGTCGACCGCGTCCCATCCCACGAACCCCGACAGCCGCGCGTCGGTGTACGTCTCGCCGTTGTGCTCGCGGTCCTCGTGCTTGACCTTGATCGCGATGGTGCGCCCGACCAGAGCGCTCCACGGGTCGTTGGGATCGACCTGCGTGCCCTTCGGAATGCCGAGCGCCGCGCAGAACAGGTCGTAGCGCTCGTACGTCTTGTCGCTCGTGAGCCAGAAGGTCTCACGCATCGTGCAGTCCGCTCCGGGCCCTTCCAGCACGCGGAACGTGACTTCGTTCATTTCCTTTTCGCTGCCCTCGGTCTTGCGGTACTCGGCCTTCGTGATCCGGGCCACGTGCCGACCGACCGGGCACAGCTTGAACTCGTTCTTCGCGGTCCCGACGCTCACCTGTCTCGCCATCTGCGTTCCCTCCCGTTCCTGGTTGGTGGTCTACTTCGCGCCCATGACCGCGCCGACGCCGGCGGTGGTCTTCGTCGCACCCTTGCCGCTCTTCTGCAGCCGGCCCATGCACCCCGTGTACTTCTTCAGCGGCAGGTCTTCCAGCCGCGCGATCTGGTACCCGGTCAGCACCGCCACCTCGTCGACCGCGTTCTTCTTCAACAGCGCGCGGATGGCCTTGATCTCTTCGACGCCCACCAGCTTCTCGACGTGCTCATCACCGGGCGCCAGCGTGGGCCCCTCGACGTGCGGGATCGCCGGCGCGGGGTCGGTGGCCATCGCCGCCTGCGCATCGGAGCCGGCGGTCTCGGTGGTCGTCGAGTCGGTGGCCTGCGACTGCTCGCGCGCCACGTCGTCGGCGTAGGCCTCGACGGGCGGGTGCTTGTCGGTGGCTTCGACCACGGCGGGGGTGGCCACGGTGGACGTGGTGACGGGTGCGACGGTGGCCGCGGGCTCCACCCTCGCCGTCTGCTTGACCACGGGCTTCGTGGCCGCCACGGGCTTCGTCTCGCTCCCGCGGATCTTGATCCCGTTCTCGAACTCGGGCGCGTCCACCGCCAGCGCCCCGATGAACGCGCCGAAGTCCATCGGCAGCGTCGCAGGCAAGCGCCCCGTACGGTCGCCCGCCTCGTAGTGCTTGTTCGGCTTCGTGCGCAGGACGCGGTTGTAGACCGTGTTCCCCGCTGCGTCGGTGGCCATCTCGACGTCGGCGTACAGGATGATGTCGACGAAGCCCAGGAGGATCTTGCGCGCACCCTCGGGCAGCGTCGGCGTCGTCTTCATGAACTTGCCCGTCGACGACTCCATCTCACGATCGACCGCGTGGCTCGTGAGCATCAGCCCGTACGGCAGCGCCGCCAGCTTCGTGAGCGCACGGTGGAACTCCTGATTCACCAACCCCTGCCCCTTGCCGTACGCGAGGTCGCTGGGGTGCTTGATCTTCCACTTCTCGCACACGAAGTCGGCGCAGTACTGGTACGCGTTGTCGACCGTGTCGAGCACGACCGTTTTGAACGCGTGGCCACCCTTCGCCACCTCCGCGCACGCCTCCAGGAACTCGGGCCAGTTGACGATCGGCACCTGGTACGCGTCGAGGCTGTTCAGCCCCGGCTCGGTCGCCAGGAACAATGCCATGTCGGCCTTCGAGCAGAACGTCGACTTGCCGATCTTGGGGCGGCCGTACACCAGCACCGACTGCGACGACACGTCGAACACCGGCGCCGTCTTCTGCGTGGGCAACTTCATCGGCTATTCCTCCTCTTGCGTGATGCCGAACGCGGCTTCGGCGGGTTGGAACGGGTCGACCGGCACGCGCTCCCAGTTCTGCGCGTCTTCGCCCCCGTACATGCAGATGTTGAAGTACACGCACCGCCGTCCGATCGGGTTGCACGCGTCGAGGTTGCGGAACCAGTGCGTCTCGTCGCCCGGGTTGCGCGCGAACTTCGCCACCGACCGCCCCATCTCGTGCGTGATGGCGTGCAGGTCGCGGGCCCAGCGCCAGATCTCGTCCTCTGCCACCGCCATGACGAAGCGGTAGAGGAACCGGTCGCCGCGGGTGAGCAGCTCTGCCAGCGCGGGGTCGAAGTTCGCGAGGTCGAGCCCGGGGTTCTTCGCCCGCAGCGCGTCGACCGCCTGGCGGTACAGCACCGCCGTGGTGTCGGGCACCTTGCTCGACAGCCCACCGATGCCCGACCCGTTGCACGTCGGCTTGGCCTGGCCCTTCTTCTCGCCCGCCTTGTAGATAGCGAACGACGCGCCGGCCACGCAGGGCTCGCCGTCGACGCTGCCCACGCCCTTGCACGTCGGGCACTGCGTCGTCTCCACGCGGCTGGGGATCTTCTTCCTGATGACGTCGTAGCCCAGCGCACACACGTCCGAGCCGAAGAAGTAGCGGGCCGCGTAGACGTAGCCCACGCGCTGGCCGTGGCCACCGTCACGGGCGTTCTTCTCGAAGGCGTCGAGGTTGGTGTCGGTGGTGGTCTTGTGGTCGTAGATGACCACCTGACCGGTGCGCAGGTCACGCACGACCAGGTCGAACACGCCGGTGTACGCGTACCGGCGGTCTGCGCGCCACGCCCCGCTCTCGGTGGGCGCGGGGAGTGGCACGACGAAGGGCGCCTCGACGGCCAGCACCTCGAAGTGCTCGCGGTCCGCGTGGTACTTGGCCACGAAGCGCTCGAGCACGTCGCGGGCCAGCGTCGCGGTCTCTTCGATCTTGTCGGGCTGCCCGTACTCCGAGGTGCTGGCGATCTCGAGTTCCTTCGTGCGCCACTCGTCGATGGCCGCCTCGCATTCGAGCACGTCGGAGCCCATGTACCAGCGGGCGAGCATCTCGTGCACCAGCTTGCCCGCCGACAGGGGCATGGGGTCGACCTTCCTCCGGAGGCCGATCACGTTGCTGAGTTGGTAGTACCGGCGGCACCTGGTGTAGGCGTTGCGCGAACTGTTGGACACGCGCAGCTTGCCCTCGGTGCCGTGGACGATGAGGGGCGTCTGAACGGTGTAGATGGCCATCGCTTATTCCTTCCACTCGATACCGACGAGGCGCCCGTCGACGACCTCGCACTTGCTCGGGCGCTCGCACAGAATGACCGTGCCAGGCACGATCCACAGTGCGAAGCACGAGGCCCCGATCTCTTCGTGCAGCCGCAGGATCTCGGCTTGCTTCGGATCGTACTCGACGCCGAGCACGTCGCGCCCAGCGGCGTAGAACGCCGTCCAGCCGGTGTCCCACAGCGAGTCCCACAGCGAGGCCCGCAGCGAGGCCCACAGCGAGTCCCACAGCGAGGCCCCCGCCTTCTCGTATTCATGCCGCCCGTCCTGCGCCGACTTGGCCCACACGACCGCGTTGACCTTCACGCCGCCGATCTCCGCCAGCCTGCGCGCAGCCGCTTCCGCACGCAGGCGGTCCGCGGGCTCAGTGCTCGTCGCCTGCGCGAAAAACCGTTCGCGCAGCGCCGCGATCTGCGCTTCCTGCTCGGTCGTCAGCTTCTCGATCTTGTCCATGGTGGTCCCCCCTACGCCTGCTTGCTGGCGGTGTCGTCGGTCTCGGTGGTCAGCGCCACCATGTCCACCGAGTCGAGGTCGTCGCACGCGTCGTCGGTGCGCCCGTTGCGCAGCCACTCCAGCGACACCCCGAGCACCGAGGCGAGCTTGCTCAGGTTCCCCGCCTTGATGCTGTCGGGGTTGTCGAGCATCGCGGAGAGCGACTGCGGCAGGATGCCGGTGGCCCTGGCGAGCGGTGCCACGGTGGCGCCGACCCCCTTGGCCGCCATGCGCGCCTGCACCTTGTTGCGGAGCCACGAATCGATCATCGATCACCTCCCTGCGCCGCGTGGGCGCCGTTGCGTTGGTGCCCGCGTGGGGCGTCAGGTACGATCTGGACTGTATACGAGGAACCGGATCGGGTCAACGGTTTTTTGGCGTTGCGAGCGGAAAAGCTGATCCAGTTGCGGGAACATAAGATCTCCGTGCCACAGACCGCAAGCACTCGCGGCGGGTGGTGTGCGACGAGTGCGATCCGTGGCGTGAGCGACGGCAAGAGGCTCCGCTAGACCCGGCAAGCTACATATAGCCCATCAACATTCTCGGCGCCATGCACCCACCTGTGGCAATCGACGCACATGCGAACGATGTTGCACTCACGACTGTCCTCTACCCCGCTCGCAACGGGAAGCACATGGTGACGATGGATTACATCTGGGCGCGTTCCGCACCGGTCACAAATGCTTGTAGATCGCTTCGACTTGGCACGAGTATTTGGAGTAGAAGATTTCACATTGATTGATGGTTTTTCTTGGTCAAATGGAAACCAGTAACATGAAGTGACGCCAGACGCCCCTGTCCCATTGACTCGGTGCATTATTTCTAAGCGAGAAAGTTCATTGATGGCCCGTCGAAACTGTGTCTTTGATCCTCTAGACATCGCGACCAATAAATTTTTAGTCGGATGACAACCGCCGGTTGCTTCATCCCGGTTTTCAGCAACAGCAAGCGCTACCGACAATGCGTTCTGTGATAGTTGTGGGAACGATTCGAACAAGTGCCTGCGCAGCTTCGTGTTGTCAAGTGCGATGACCATTGTGGTGCCTCCTACCAGAGGTGGTGACTCGGTGCGGCGTCCAGAGGTGGTAGCCCCCTTCTGCTCCCGCTACACGGTTTCCACATGGCGCTTGCAAACGCCTCGTGTACCGCACCGGTCGCTCACCACCCTACCCAGGAGGCCTAGGCAGGTCAAGATCGGTCGCTCGGGTGGAATTGCACCACCGTGATCCGCACACACTCCACGCCGCGCTGCTGGCGTGGCGAGCGACCAGAACGAGCAGACGTTCGCGGGCCAGCCTGCATTGGCCCCTGTACCGTGGACCTCTTGCCACGGGTGCGGTGGAGATGACCGGGATCGAACCGGCGGCCTCGGGATTGCAGATCCCGCGCTCTCCCAACTGAGCTACATCCCCAGGCGTGCGCGCTGCGAGTCGAACGCAGCCCTCCCGCTCAGAAGCGGGCGCCTCTCCCACGAGAGCTTCGCGCACGAGTTGACGCGGGTTCCCCCCGCAGAACGCCCGCCACGGCTTGCGGCCCTCGCTGTCCACACGAGGTGTCGGCCGGTCGCCGTTGATGCCCGAATGGGGCTGGCGGGCGTGGTAGAGCATCGGTCACAGCCCCGTCAAGTCGTCGCAGTCGACGGTGGCCATCACGTGGCACAGGCGCTCGTACTCCGCTTGCGCCAAGTCGTCGAGAAGCACCGCCAGCGCCTCACGCGCCGCCCACGTCTCGCGCGACGGGCGGTACAGCCGCGCCAACTCGTCGAGGGTGACGTTCCCGCCGTCCACGCGGTGCGCCACCTCGGGCGCGAACTCCGCTGGGTCACCCTGATCAGCGAAGCGCGGGCTCGACGGGTTGGAGCACGCAGGCGCCTCGCGACCCGGGATGAACTCGCCGAGCACCTCGAACACGTCGTCGCCGAGGGTGAGCTTGAACGCGAGGTTCATGGCTACTCCTCCTCTCGACAGTCGCAGTCGTCGGGGCACTCGTGGACGGTGAGCCCGCCGTCACGCAGCGCCGCGAGTGCCAGTGCTCGCGTCTTGTGCTCACCACCGTTGACGCCGTAGGTCTCGATGCGCTCGTGGGTGCCATCGGCGAACTGGTAGCCGGGCACGCTGATCACGGCGCTGGCTACGCTGTAGCGCCCGGCGCGTCCGCAGGTGATGGTCACGCGGTCCTTGCCCATCGTCACAGCCCTCCCGTCAACGCGACCGAGACCATCACCCCGATCGAGCCAAACACGAGCACGCACGCCCCCGCGATCATCACGCCACGGAGCGCGCGTCGCACGTCCGCCTCCCACGAGCGGTACAGCAGGCGTCCGTTGGCGTCGGTGGTCAGGTAGCCCAGCGTGCGGTTCATGGCGTCACCCCCTCGTTGTTGTCGACCACCCCGCTGAACGGCATGCCCAGCGCTACCGCAAGCGCCGCGTACTCCACGTGGTTGACCGGTACCCACGCCAAGCCACCCACCGAGCGCACGTCGACCTGCGCCACCAGGTCGCGCGCCGCCTTCTCGACCGCCACCAGCCGCTCGTACTCGGTGGCGTCCACGATCGTCTGTGCGGTGCGCCTCCCGTCGTCTTCGATGCGCGAGAGCCCCGGCGGCCCCATGTGCTTGCGCTTCTCGTCCATGGTCAGCACCTCCCTCGTCCAGTGGTTCGTTCGTCGTCACCATCACCAGCGATCGCGGCTGCGCTGGATGCGTGGTCGGCGCTGTCAGTACCACCAACCACGCACCCAGCCGGGCGACACGCCCACCGCGATTACCACGTCGCGATCGCCCACAGGGCGACCGAGCCAGCCGCTACCAAGGCCCACTGCGCAACCACGTGCCGGTTCCTGCGCCACCACAGGCGCCGACGCAGTGCGCGCAGTTCGCGGCGCGGCAGGGGCACCAGTGCCAGGGGCACGTCACGGGGGTAGGTGGTCAATCGGTCCTCCTTGCCCTCTCGGGCGTTGGTTACAGCGCCAGCGCCCGTATCAGCCACTCGATCGCCAGCAGGTATCCGGCGCGGTGCTGGCTGCCCTCGGGGTAGACGGCCTCGACGCGTTCGAGCAGGTCGGCCAGGCTGGAGCGCCAGCAACCGGCGTAGACCATATCGGCGTCAGCGTCGTAGATGAGCAGGCCGTTGCGCGAGCCAACGGGGCCGACCGACATCAAGCGCCGGCCCAGCACTCCGTTGACGTTGGCGCCGTACAGGTTGGCGGACGTCAGGTCGGCGGACCTCAGGTTGGCGGACGTCAGGTTGGCGGACGTCAGGTCGGCGGACCTCAGGTTGGCGGACGTCAGGTCGGCGGACCTCAGGTTGGCGGACGTCAGGTCGGCGCGGGTGCCCCGCTCGCCACCGCTGGCGACCCACTCCGCGTGCTGAGCCAGGATCGCGTCGAGTCGGGCCTGCTCCATTCGCTCTGCCATGCTCCCCTCCCAAGTCTCTCGTCGTCGGTTGGTCGCTGGTCACGCGCCAGCGTTGGTCCCCGCGGCACCCGTAAGGGAGTCGCCGCGAGGTGTGCTATACGTGGCAGCGAAGGCACCCGCGCTTGCCGGGGGTGTCGCTGATGTCGGCGTTCCTGGCGGCATTGCGCGTCTCGTAGACGTAGGTGCGAACGTTGGTGGCCCAGCCATTCGAGCCACCGAACCACACGTTGGCCGCCCAATGCTCGCCAGTGCGCCGCACGTTCTTCGAGATCCGGTTGCCGTTCTGGTCGGTCGTCATGGCTTCGTCCTCCTCCCCCGGCGCGATCGCCGGGGGTCGCTGGGGTGTTACGCTGCCAGCCCAAGCCCGTTGCGCTCGCAGATCGTGCGCACGTAGCCGATCGCGAGCCCGGTCACGTTGGCGATCTTCTCCGCGGTGCAGTCGCTCTCGCTGGTCTCCCAGGCGATCGTTCTCCACGCCCGCTTGACGCTGGCTTCGCGATCGGCGATCCGGCGTACTTCGTTGGCGCTCGTGTCACCCTCTGCCTGCGCCACCTGGTTGATCGACTTCGTGCTGGCCATCGTCATCCCCTGTTCCGTTCCGTCCATGGCTTAGTTGTACCATGGGGCTGGATTGGTGGCAACAAAATAATGGAGGTGAGCGTAACTTTTGTTGCTTCGGTCGGGAGGGTCACAGTCCTGCCCGCTTCGCCTGGCACTCAGGACCGACGCCGCGCTCCAAGCTCTCCGGCGTCGTCAGCACCCGACCGCATCTCCCGCACCGCCCCTCATGCCACACCCCCAGCGCCTCGGGCAGCTCGTGCCCACGTACCAGCAGGCCCCAGAGCCACGCCCACGCCACCGCGCTCGTGGCCTTCTCGCTCACCGGCGACTTGCGCGAATGCCGCCACTCCCGCCCCTCGAAGATCGTACCGAGGAACGTGTAGCTGCTGGTGTTGTCGGGCCCCGTGAGGAGCTGCACGAAGTGCGGACCCGGCGTCTTGGGCTGGCGCACGCGGTAGGTGTAGCGCTGGCCCGTGTGCCCGCTCTCGATGGTGAGGATCGCGTTGCCCGCGAGCACGAACGCCAGCACGTCGGCGGTGGCGGTGAAGCGATGGCGGTTGGCGGTGGCGTCCATCGTCGTCACCTACGCTGCCAGATCCGCGCGCTCGCTCACGAGCTGGTACACCTCGTCGCCGGCCACCTCTGCCTCGCGCCACAGGCGGTCGACCCGCTGAGCGAAGGTGCGCGCGTCGATGCGCCCGTAGGCCCTCGCGGTCACGTTGCGGCGCATGGCCCGCACGATCTGCAACGCGGTGGCCACGGGGTTGGTCGAGGTGGCCACGTCGGCGTCTCGGGTGAAGCGGGTCTTCGGGTGCAGCATGGGTCACTCTCCCTCGTAGAAGTCCGAGCACAAGACAACCGCCTCGTGCCCCAGGTCCAGCGCGTACACGTCGGCGCGGCCGTTGGTGTAGTGGCCTCTCGCCGCTACCAGCCCGCACGGCGCCATCTCGTGCGACACCGCCACGTGCGACACGCGGGGGATGTGCAGCTCGTTGATCATCGTGCTCAGGCACTCCGCGGGCATGGCGCCCAACCGTAGCTCGCCGTCGCCCAGCACCGGCACAGCCTGCCACTCCATGCGGTCGAAGATAGCGCCCACGAGCTCGCGCTGGTCGACGGGGACGTGGGGAAGCCCGACCGTGGTCCAGTTGCGCTGCATGGTCTACCCCTTCGCCTTCGTCGGTTCGTCGGTGGCCTCGACGCTCTCCTGCGCATCCGCGATGGCCAGGCAGTCGCGCAACACCTCGACGGTACCCGGGTGGTCCATCCACAGGCAGTGCAGGATTCCAGCGTGCAGGTGCGCCACCGAGTGCGCTTCGTGCGTCACCGCGGGGTTCTTCGTCCACGTCCCCGCGGCGTCACGGGTGCCCATCGCGTCGCAGAGAACCCGCGTCGCCTCAATCGCGTCGGCCAGTCGCTTGCGGTCCATCGTCTACCCCTTCGTCTGTTTGTGGTCGATGCTCAAGTCGTCGCTCACCAGCAGGTACTCGCCGCCGGTGAAGTTGGCGTCCGCGGTCGGCAGCCCGCCGTAGCGCGTCAGCAAGCCCTCGCGGCACAGCCACCCCGCCAGCGCGCACAGCCGATTCCAGTGCGCATCGTGGTCGCGGTTGTCGCGCAGCCACACTTCCAGCGTGCGCCGGCCGTTCACGTCGGCGTGGTAGTCGACGAACAGGTCCGCGTACCGGTCGTCCACCATGCTCCCCGCGTCAAGGCGCGCACCCACGATGAGCGCGTGCAGCCTCGACGGCCATGCCACGCGCCACGGTGTCGCGGTGGGGTCGGCGGGCGTCGACCACGTGAAGATCGGCTTGTCGGAGAGCGCGTCGTAGCGCGAGGTCGCGAGCGTCGAGCGGTCGAACATGGTCATCGTCACACCTTCCCAGTGTGGTAGGCCACGGTCAGCGCGTCCACCGCAGCGGCGGCGCAGCGCTTGGCGTCCGATGTCCACGCCGCCACCCACCCCGGGCAGTTGGGGTGCTTCGTGAAGTTAGCCACCCAGGTGCACACGCAGCGCACGGGCGGTCGCAGGTTCAGCATCCCCACGTCCCGCGAGGCGGTGCACGTGGTGTGCTGGGTGTCGGATCGCGCGTTGGCGCAGTTGCCGCAGTGCTCGGGGGTGGGGGTGGCGGTCGTGGCGGTCATCGGTCACGCTCCCTTCGTGGCGTCACGCAGCAGGACGCTCTCGATTGCTTCGATCGCCTTCGCCATAGTCTTGTGGCCCCAGCCGGCCGACTGACCGCCCAGGCGGCAGAACGCCCACCCCTTGCGCGACGGGTCGGTCATCCCCAGCTTGCGGGGCTTGTTCGCCACGAGGAACGGCGCCCCGGTTCCACGCACCACGTAGACGCCATCGGGCTGGCAGGTGATGGTCATCGGGGTCTCCTACAGTGCGGGGCGGGGGATGCGGAAGCCACGGAAGGCGCTGGTCGTCCCATCCGGCTCCCCACCGGCAATCACGCGCACGGGCTCTGTGACGCTGGCAACCCACTGGCCACACAGCTTGTCGAAGTGGTGAGCAGCGAGGTACGCAGCGACGTTCACCGTGGCGTCCGCGACCGACGCGCCGTTGACGCGAGCCTTGGCCATCGGGCCGTTACCCGCGATGGCCTGAGCGCCCTGGTCGAACATCGTGCGGTCGAGGATGGTGACCAGGTGCTCGCGGCCGGTGGAGTCGCGCATCGTCGTCGTCGTGAACTTCGGGCTGGCCATCGTCGTCTCCCGGGCGGGTTGCTTCGTTCCATCCATGGCTCAGTTGTACCCCGGATCGGGAACGGCTGCAACAAAAAAACGCACGCTCGCGATACTTTTCTCGCGGGCACAACGCGATTACTTGCGTACAGCCCCACGCAAGCGCCTGTGCCCTTTCTGCGCGTGCGACACCCGATCCGCGCCAACCACCCCGGCGACGAGGCGAGCGCGTTCCTGGGGCACGTGGCGTTGCAACGGGTGGGCTTGGCGCGGCGGTTTCTGTGCAGGGTCGGTTGGTAGTGGCGCCACGATAACGAGGTGGCGGATGCGAGCTACAACAGCGACGCCTGGCTACGCTCGGGAACCGCGTTCTCGAACGGCAGCGCTTGGAAATCGTCGGCGGTGCGGTAGGTGGCGACGTTCGGGTGCGGTCGCGGGAACGCCTGCATGCCCGTGATCTCGTCAGGCGCCATCCCCCATGCCGTCGACGAAGGCTTGACGTAGAGCGCCACGCCCTCGCGCCGGCAGGCGTCGCGCAGCCGCAGCACCGCGTCACGCGAGACGGGCGGTGCAGTGCGTGCCTTCGCGCCGGTGAGCGGTCCGATGATGAGCCACGCCAGCGAGCACGATCCGACGACAGCACCGATCGCGTCGAGACCATCGTCGCCACCCAGCCACGGCTCCATGCTCACGAACGTCGTCGGCTTGCCACGAAGAACAGCCAGGTGCGCCGCAGCTCCGTGGAACCCGCCTACGCCAGCGACACCCGTCGCAGTCGCACCCAGCCACGCCCACGGCTTGTCGCTCCAGTCGATGCGCCTGTACGCCTGCGGGTTCTTCGTGAGGAACAGGTAATCGTGGCGCGCGTCCTGAGCACACGCGGAGATCACTTCATCCTGCCACGTCGGCGGCACCCACTCACCCCACAGATCGCCCATGGGAACGACGAACACCCTCCCGGGCTTGCGCGGGGCTGGCACGTCGAGACGGTAGCGGTGGAACGTCGGGTGGAAGCCGAACGGGTATGGGTCTGCCGAGGGGTGTCCGTCAGCGTCGCGCTCGTGCTGGTAGCGAAACGGCTCGTAGAGAACGTGCAGGCCATCCCACGCAGGCGGCTCGATCCCATCGCCGCCAGGTCCATGCCAGCGCTTCACCATCGAAGCGGCGTAGCAGAACTTCCCGCGGCACGGGTGGTAGCAGCCCGTAACCGGGCTCGACCCGTAGTCACACCACGGGATATCGGACTTGGAACACTTCATTTCGTCAACCCCATCAACGTACGCCACTCGCTGTGGCGCGTGGTCCACTGCCCCGACGCGACCAGCCCAGCCCGCCGTTCGTTCGCGATCTTGATCGCGTGCTCCTCGTCCTTCGCGAGCATGGAGAAGCCAACCGTCTCGTCGTCACCGTAGGGCGCCCACTCCCGCCCGTTGTCGCTGACGGACTCGCGCACGCACTCCACGGCCTCCCCGTCCCTGGCCATGCGCACGTACCACGGGAGCAGCCCGGGAGGGATCTCGCCGAAGTCGTCGAGCGTGAACGTCTCGATGGCCGGGTTGTGCCCGTACCTGCCCGAGTGCAGCACCTGCCCGCGCTTGGCTTTCGCGGGCGTGCTGTAGACGCCGCAGATCCGGTAGTCGCTGTAGTCCCCGTCGGTCACGACGTAGATTGTCCTGGGTTCGGCCATGGTCACACCTGCCTTTCGTCAAGCCACCGACCGTAGCCACAGGCCACGATCGCGTCGAGGAACGCCTGACACGTATCCTCGTTGTAGGAATCGATGATCCGCTTGCACAACGGCTCGCAGTCGGAGAACTCCCACACGTGGGACGGGGGCGACTGCACCTCGGCCACGCGAGCGAACCGCTCGTCGAAACAGGCCAGGCGTTCAGCCGTCTCGCACGCAAAGCACGAGTCGCCGTTGTAGCCACGCTCGAACCCCTGACGCATCTCCGAGTCCTTGGCACTCCGTTCCACTGCCGTTGCTTCCATCTCCGCGCAGACGTCGACGGCGGTCGCGCCCTCATACACGTTCGAGCCGATCGCGATCTTCATCGGTCGCACCTCCTACGAAAGCCACAGGTCGAGAGCGTCAACGCGACGCTGCGATCCGTGGCGTGAGCGAAGCAATGCAACTTCGCCCCAGGCGAAGCTGCTTCCCATTTGTCGGTTGGGATTGTCTGTTGGATCGGTACCCTGTTCAGCAACCGCTTGGCGGCCCATACTAGAACCGCGACGCGGCTCAAACTAAAACCGCGTCGCGGTTCCTTGTTTCCGCCAAGCGGTTCTATTCTAGTCGTCGTCGAACGCATCGATCGCCATCCTGTTCCGCTCGTAGAGCTGCCGGGCCGCAGCCTCGTCGTAGGGGAAGTAGTACCGTGATACCTTGTTACGCACGCCCGTTCCGTCCTTCCTCACCAGCACGCCCTTCCTGATCAGCCCCCCGAGAGCCGTCGTTACCGCCGTGTGCCCAAGGTGGCACTTGCGATCTAGCGTTGGTTTCGACGGGCAGCACTTCGCGTCGCGTTGGTTGCGGAACGTGGTGAGCACGAGCCCCACGAGCAACTCGGTAGAGGTCAGGTCGTAGCGTTCGGTCAGGTAGTGCTGCAACGAGTAGTTCGACACGCCGACGAACACAAGATCGGCGTCTCCGTCCATGCCCTTCAACTTCACTGGATCTGGCGCTTCGCGGATCGGTCTTACGACCATGGGGTCCTCCCTACAGGAAAGTGGTGGTTGCGCTCCTCGGTGTGTAGGGCACCGAAGACTTGCGTACGGGAGGGGATCAGCCTCGCACGCAACCACCGTCATAGTACCCTCAGCGGCGAGGGTTTTCAAGCGTAGTCACCGCACCCACGCGGCGATCGTCAGGTCGTCGCAGCGGGCGAGGGTGGCGTCGACGTGCTCTGCAGTAGGCGTCGTCAACGTGGCTTCGTGCTTCCCGTCAGCCTCACCCACCTCGTACCCGTGAGCGTCCGCCTCAGCAACGCACTTGGGGCACGTCTCGACGTACAGCGTGGCGTTGCCGTCCATGTCGTTGCCACCGTGGACCTTCAACTCCTGGCGGTGGTGCTTCTGGCAGTAGACGTTCATCGCTCACCCCCTCTCGGCCATCACGGCCACGTTGCGGAACGCCTCGAACGTCGCGCCCTCCACTTCGCGCAGCACCGTGCTCTCCCACGTCACGCCGTCGAACCTCGCCACCCCCAGCGAGTAGGTGTCGCTCGCGTGGCAGTAGTCAACGGTGGCCACGATCTTGTCCGCGACGATCGCGCCCTGGCGCTTGCTGGCCCAGGCGAAGATCACCACGTCGCCGTCGCCCGTGAGGGTGGTAGCGCGGCGGAACGTCTGGCGACCCACGCGGATCGCCTCGGGGGTGAGGGCGAGGAACTGGCGGATGGTCTCGGCCTGGGTGGGGGTCATGGGTGGCTCCTACGCGGTCCGCGTGATGCGGTGCACGCCTGTCGCCATGGCCTCACGCAGCGCCTCGCGGGCCTTGTTCTGCGCGACCGCCTTGAACTTGCCACCGATGGAGTCGCTGGGGCTCGTGCTGTAGCACGTATCCTCGACGCCTTCGACCGTCACGTAGGCACGCGAGAACCAGCGGCGGTTGTGCTCGTAGACCTCGACGCGCCCGGCGGTCGGGAACAGGATCTCGTCACCGATGGTCAGGGTCGAGGTCTGCATGGCGTTCTCCCGGTTGGTGTTCGTCGTTTCCATGCACTGATACTACCCCGCGTCCCCGACGACTGCAACAAAATAATGGCGGCCAACGCGCGTTTTGTTGCGTGCGTCGAGGGGTGAGGGGAAGGGGAGGGGGGAAAGTAGCCACGTGGTGCGGTCGTCGGCGCGTCACGAGCGCGCAGGCCATGCTTCTCGCGCACCACCGATCGCCTCAGCAATGCCACGCCACGGGGGCAGCGTGGGACCGTGCGTGATGATGGGAGTGAGCGGGGCGGT